CGTCGTCATATGTTCAGCTCCCGGCCGCCGTCACGTCGAGCCACGCGCCTTGCATTCCGCCGCCCGTTGTGGTATCGTAAGGAATGGCTCGGCGTTCAGGCATCTACCGCATCCGCAACACGGTTAGCGGACGCGTGTATGTCGGGTCGGCGACCGACCTCGCCGGCCGTTGGCGGACGCATAAGTGCGACCTTCTCCACAACAGGCACCATTCAGGGAAGCTCCAGAGATCGTTCAATAAGCACGGTCTAGCGGCATTCTCGTTCGTCGTCTTGGAATACGTGGATGAGCTCCCTAAGCTAGTCATCCACGAGCAGCGGTGGATCAACAAGCTAGGCGCGACGAATAGGAACAGCGGGTATAACATCGCCCCAACAGCCGGGAGCTTACTCGGCTTCAAGCACTCTCCAGAGTCCGTCGAACGCGCGCGGCGGGCCAATCTCGGGAAAAAGCTAACCACCCAGGCCATTGCCGCGTTGCGACTAGTTAACACTGGCAGGGTAAAGTCTCCCCCTGAACTCGCCAAACTGCGCGCCGCAAATCTTGGCAAAACCCATACCATTGCCGCCCGCCTAAAGATGAGCATCGGTCACACTGGACGGAAGGCGTCTGCTGAAACTCGGGCTAAGATGGCCATGGCACAAACCGGGCGCAAGGCAACGGAGCAAACACGCACGAAGCTAAGGGCATGGGTAAGGCGCCCAATGTCTGACGAAACCAAGGAAAAGTTGCGACAAATCGTTCTAAACATGAGCGACGCGACTAGAGCCAAAATGAGTGCAGCCCAAGTGGGCAAGAAACGCACGTTTTCCGCCGAGCACTGTGAGAACATCAGCAAAGCACAGAGGGGTCGGCCAAAGTCCGCCGAGCATAAGGAAAAGCTGCGGCAGGCTTCTCTTAGGCACGCTCAACTATCCGCCGGATGCGCATCTACCCAAAACCCTTGAAGGGCAGTCTGATAAGGCGTGCTCCATTGGATGCGGAAAACTCTGTCACGGGCCAGCCCAAGTCGCTGCCACTGCAAACTTTTCAGGTATTCCCCGCTCGCCCCCATGCTTTGGAGGACGGGTGAACCCCAATTGTGTCCGCGATCGTCGCTCCACGATAGGGAGATTTGTGGTGGTTCCGGTAAAAGATTACCGCCGGTTCCTGTCTCAATATCCGCAATAACCTGTCGATAGAAAACCCTCCGACCATCAGCCAGTAGGTGAGGGGCGGAGCGTTCCCGCTTGATCGGGTTGCCGTTGTCGGTGCCGACAGCCGAGTCAAGTGAGTAAATGTTGCCGTTCTGCCAATCGCCGACCATCACCACGCCGTTGATGTTATAGGCGCACATGCCGCGGTGCCGGTGCTCGGTGCCGTTGCTGTCGATCCACAGCCATTCGTGCCAAAGCCCGGTGGTGATGTCGAAGCACCATGTCTTGTCGGCGGTGGGGAATGACAGCGCGTAGTACTGGTGCCCGGCCATCTGGTATGACCAGCCGATCGCGTCATCGATCCGCGCGTATGTCGTGAACTCGGCCTCGATCGCATACGTGCTAACCCGCTTCGCCTCATAGCCGGCGCCGGATACCACGATGCCCTGCCCATTGCGGTCGCGCGACAGCCATAGCACCGCGTTGTCAACCTCGACCGGGCTGTATTTCGCGACGCATCCGTGCGGGATCAGCACATTTGGCACGATGGCGAACGGGAAATCGGCGGCGCCGGTATCCGACCATATCTCGCTCGATCGCTCACCGAGCAACCAAATCTCACGCTTGGCCACGACAGCGGCAACGAGGTTATCGGCCGTGGCTTCCTTGTTGGCGAACCACAGCGGATCAAACGTCGTGGCCAGACTGTCGGACAAATAGAATTGCGGTGTGTTCGGCCGATTGAAAACGAAATACGTATCAGCGTAGTCAGCCCGCGTGCCGCCGCTGAACACCGCGCCAGGATCAGCGATCGGGGCGAATGCGCCGGACGCCAGATTGACCGTCCAACCGGCCGATGTGCCGTCCACAATGACCAGATCGAGCCCGTTATCCGTCAGCGAGCACGGGCCATGCAGCCCCGGCGTGATGTCACCAAGTTTCGATGCGGGAAAAAACGAGTAAACCCCGCTGCCCGACACGCAATAGGCGGTGCCATTCGATGCCTGCCGGATGGCCCGGATCGGGCCGCTGCCCACCGTGCCCCAAGACGCCAGCCCCGGCGTCGGGAAATGCACCATCTGCGCCGGCTCGCCTTGCGCGCCGGGGATCGGCTCGGCGATCAGATTGACCGCCCTTTGCGCCGACGCGATGACAGAGCGCGCGGTGTAGGCGCCGCCGGTGAGTGAGACTCTCATACTATCAGCGCGGTCATCAGAGCGCCATTGCTGATCGCCTGCGTATAGATCGCCACAATTATGCCTTGGCCGCCGTTGCCCGATACGCCCGCAGCGTAAGCACCACCACCGCCGGCGCCGCCGTACAGGCCACCGTTGCCGCCGTGTCCGGCCGTGCCGCTGCCCCCGCCGCCACCACCACCGCCGGGGCCGTGTGTGGCGTCCCATGCACTGTCATTGCCGGCGCCGCCGTCGCCCGCGCCCGAGCCCGCACCGCCCGTCTGGCCGCCGCCTCCCGAGCCGTGTGAACCCGTGGTGCCGAGCGCGCCGCCGGCGGTGCCGTCGCCAGCCGCGCCGCCGGTGCCGCCTGCGCTTCCGCTAGCGTTGTTGCCGGCAACCCCTGCGCCGCCCGTGTTGCCCGCACCGCCCCCGCCGGCCCCGTGATTGCCGCTTTCGACGCCACCGTTGCCGCCAATACCGCCCGGCCCGGCTGCGCCGCCGCCCGCGCTACCGCCTGTGTTGTTCGGGCCATACCCAGCGCCGGTGCCGCCAGCGCGCTTGATGTCGCCAACGTCGTTGGTGGTTGCCTGTGATGCTGCGGTTCCGCTGTTGGTGCCGCCCTTGCCGCCGAGCGCACCACACAGCGATGTCGCCAGTGAGGTGCCACCAATCCAGCTCGGCCCGCCGTCGCCGCCAACTCCACCTCCCGGTATGGCGTGGACGCCGCCGGCACCGACGTTAATATTGAGCACTTGTCCCGGTGTGAGGGAAATGCCGGTGGTGCGTTTGGCGTAGTGACCGCCTTCACCGCCGGTGCCCACGTTGGGCGCCGGACCGGAACCAGCACCACCGCCACCGATCGTCTCGAATGATGCGCCAGCGTTTGTCCAGTCGGCCGGCACGGTCCACGTCCCGGCCCCCGGCGTCGTGAGGTAAATCCTAACGACGGCCACGCTACGCCGCCCAAGTCACATTGAGCGATAGCGTCGCGTCGGCCGCGTTGGTGGTGGCGCTGGTGATCACTGCGTCGATCGGCTGGCCGGCGGTGAACGTGTTCGCCGCGCTGGCATTGGTCGTGGTGATCGTGCCGGTCGGCGTGATCGCCGAGAGCCCTGTAACGACACCGCCGTTGATTTGGATAGCCGCGGTGAAACTCCCCGTGTTGCAAATGTGCTTTAGGCTGTTGATCGTCCCTGCATAGGGCGGGTCCCAGCACATATGCACCGTGCCGTTATTCACGATGGCGCCGGCTGGCCACTCGGCCTGCATACGCGCCGCGGTGCGCGCGGTGAGGGTGCCCGAGTTGATGGCAAGCCCCGTGCTGCCTAGCGCGCTGACGGTGCCGCCGTTCCAATTGGCGGTGAGCGTGCCGGCATTGGTGATCGTGCCGCCGCCAAGGCCAGAGCCGGCAGTGATCGAGGTCACGGTGCCGGTGCCCGGCGCGCTGGCCGATAACGTGCCGCCGGATGACAACGCCAGATTGGCGCCGACCGAAATTGCAGACGGCACAGCCGCGCTAGAGCCAGGATTGCCGAACAACGAGCTCGCGGCAATGGTGCCCAACGATACCGTGCCGGCATTGGTGATGGTGCCGCCGGCCAGGCCAGAGCCGGCAGTGATCGAGGTCACGCTACCGGCGCCGAACCCCGTCGCGTCGAGCGTGCCCGTATTCAGCGCCAGATGGGTGCCCAGCGCCGCAACCGTGCCGACCTGCCATACCGTGGCGCCGGACGTACCGGCCGCGCCAGTCGGCCCTGTAGCGCCCGTGGCGCCCGTCGCTCCGGCCGCGCCAGTCGGCCCTGTAGCGCCCGTCGCTCCGGTCGCTCCGGTGGCGCCGGCCGGCCCCGGCACGGTGCTAGCCGCGCCAGTCGGTCCAGTCGGTCCAGTCGGTCCAATCGCGCCGGCCGGCCCTGTCGCCGTCACGTCAAACACCGCATCCGGCGGAAAGCGCACGTCCTCCGTGCCTGCCGGGTTGCCCTCCGCGGGATAAACGAGATCGGTCATACCATCCCGCCGGACATGAAGCCGGCCGAGCTGCCGGCCGCCAGCGAGCCGCCGCGGCGCGAGCCGATCGGCGAGACAAGCGTGCCGATCTGCGTGTTTGCCGCTGATACCACGGCAACCGATTGGTGCATCGCCATCACATGATCCGGCCGTGACGGCAGGCCGTAGCTCATTTGCAGCCGCACGCACATAGACCACAGCAACGCCTCGATGTATTCAGGCGGCAGATCGATGGCATCGGTCAATGTGGTGTAAGTCGGCAGTGCGGCCGGAAACACAAAATGTAGCTCGAATTGCCCGGCCGGCGGGATCGGCCAGACATAGACGCGCCCGGTCGGCCATGCGGTATCCAGCCACACCACGGACGGCCATGTGGACAACGATTTGAGCGTGATTTGGCTGTAATCCTCCCGGCTTTCGATGATCCCGAGCGGGACATCGAGCGGATTAGGGCCGGCCGGCAGTAGCCGAGCATATGCCGCGTGCAGCAAGGCCGGCCGCACCGGGCCGATCGTATAGCTTTGCGCGCCCGTGCTGGTGATCGCCATGTCGGCGAGCGACGGCACGAGCCAGCGCTTGCGCTGCCACTGCGCGATTAGCATCCGCAGCAGATCAAGCCCGGTGTTCGCGTCCTCCGCGCTAGGCGTCTGGCCGATGCCGTTGATGCCGGACGCACGCAGGCAGAATGTGATTAGATCGCCCGTCGTTTGGATCATGCCGTCACCCGCTGCGCTTGCTGCGGCGATAATGCCTGCGTCCAGTAGCGCACCCGACTAAGCCAGCCTGATACGCGCTCGGCGGCGGGAAGATTGTCCTGAAATAATGCCATCGTGTTCAGAGCAGCATAACCCACTGGTTGCAGCCCAGATGTGATACGCCCGTTTAGTGAAATCGTCCCCGCGCCCATCCCCCATGTGCTCGCCATTTTATTGACTGATCCTGGTACAACTCCGTTGGGCGTCGCTAGGACAGTGTTACCATCCCACATTTGCAGAACCGTAGTTCCGCCCTGATAGATCAATGGCGCAAGCTGCGCGGTGGTTTGTCCGATAACGCGACCGTTTGTTACGCCGCCTGCAATATATGCCTCAACGCAAATGCTTCCGGGCGTCGTGTAAACCCACGGGAGGGAGGCAATGTCCGCCGCCCGCGTTGCCGTAGCGCCGGCCGTGGGGATGTACGATGTCGGAAAAGCACCGAGCTCTAGTTGCGCATTCGACACACTGCCGGTGACGGTGCAGACCAGCGATCCGGCGGTCGGTGTGAACGTCAGCGAAACGTGGTCGCTCGCTCCGGTGCCAACTAATGGTCCCGCAGTCGAGACGCCGGACAGCGTTACCGTGCCGGTGCCATAAAACGATAGCGTATTTGGCGCCGCTGCCACTGTAACCGTCTGCGTGCCGAGCGTTGCGCTATTCAGCAGCAGATTAGTCCGCGCTTCCTCGATCAGCAGTCCGCGCGGTGCCAGCGTTGCCGGATCATTGTCGAAGCGCGGAACGTTGGTGCCCGCGTTCTGCAAGGTGCCGGTCGCATCGAAATACGTCGCAGCACCGGCCGCACGAGTGAGGGTAATGCGCGGGTCCAGAAAACCGGCGCAGAAATTCAGATCGAGCGAGGGCGGCGGAAAACGCCCCGTAAACAGCGCCTTGCGTGCGCCAAGCGTGCTCATCAGTCTTGGTCCACGTCGAGTGCGATGCTGATGGTGTTGACGACGGCGCCGGGGTTCCATGTGTTCTGCGCCTGTAGAAGCCCTAACACTACCTGCCCGCCACACGATGTCAGATTGAATGGCGCATACGGTCTCCCGCTAGATAGCGTCGCGCTCTGATAAATCCCGGTTCCAGCCGCGGTCGCGCCGCCAGCTTGATTGCGCCATCCCGTCGCGGAAAGCGGGAAAATAGCGACTAGTTCCGCCATTGCCGCGGCGGATACGCTTAGCGCCGCATTGTCAATCGGATACGATGCGGCGGCAAACGGTATGTTGGCTTCCGGGCGGAATAGCAGTAGATCGAAGGCCGGCAATACGATCGTGCCGGATGCCGCCGACACGACACACCGGATGCCAGTAATCCGGCCCGAGCCACCTACAGCCCGCGCCACGCTGAAAGAGATTGGCACGCCGGGCGAGCCGGTTGGGCAGATCATATCGCCGATCGCATACTGCGTGGCGTCGGATGGGCGAATGACAGAGCCGGTCACACGCGGGGTAAAGCCGCCAGCATTGATGCTGCCGGACGCGATGACGGTGGAACCGCTCGGCGCGTCGGCAACCCATGCCGAGCCGTTCCAGCCGAACGTTGCGACGCCTTGCAGCGTCCCGGTTGCTGTCGGGACGCCGTATTGCGGATCAGAGTTTGGCATTATGCACTCACTGCGCCCTGCTGCGCGCTGATCCATGTGGCGGCAGCAACGGCAAAGAACTCTGCCGATTTGGCCTTCGTCATGGTGACGCCGGTGGCCGCGGCGATGGTGTCAATGGTATCAGAGCCCGCACCGTAAACTTTGATGTCATTGGCCCCGTTATTGAAAACCGTCACGACGGCGCCAACACCGGCTGCGGCCACGGTGGGCAGGATAACGCCGGTTCCGCTGCCGGCGGTGGTCACGTTGTTGACCTGTTTAGTGAGCTGCAACGCAGTGCCGACGTTGGTTCCAACAGCGGTCAGTGCGTTGCCCACCGATTTGTCAATATACGTTGTGCTCACCACCTTTGCGGCGGTCAAGGTGCCGGTGACCGCGCCGGTGACGGTGTTCATCGTGCCCGAATTGTTAATCGTGGTGCTGGCCAGCGTGGCAACGGTGGTGGTGCCGGTGAATACCGCTGCGGAGGGATCGGCGCCCGCGTTCAAGTAGGCTTGCATCGCCGCATCGAGCTCGGCGCTTTCGTGCATCCGCATTCCGGGTGTTAGTGTCATGTCATGTTCCTTTGGGGGAGCAGCCGACGCCGGCAGGGGCGCACTCGGCAAAGATGCGACAACAGCGGGGGGAGAACCCACCCCCTGCCGGCAAGCTAGTTTCGGATGAAATCAGTTAGCCACGAGGCGGCACGCGAGCTGCGGCCGGATCGTCTTGCAACCCCAAAGGACATCGAGGCGGCAGGGCAGATAGTCGTTGTTGATGTCATACTGACGCACGAGACGGATCGAAATCCCGTCCTTTTGCGCCCGGCTGGCCATGTCCACGCCGCCCGGCATAACCAGATCGGCGCTGGCGAACGTGAAGGCGTCCGGGTGATAGGCGAGCGAGATGCCGGAAGATGACGACGCGGTGCCACTGAACGTGATCGCGTCGTTGGAGGTTGGCAGCTTGGACACGTTGTCGCGCGCCCCGCGCGTGCTGGCGGTGAAGATGATAGCCGGCGACACACTCCATGTCTGCGTGCCAGCCCCGCCAGCATCGGCGGTCAGTGTGAACTGATGCGGCACGCCGGTATCAACCTTCGTTTCCGGGTGCAGCCGGTTGACGCCGGCAATGGTGAACACCTCGCCGGTGAGTGCCGTCCCTGTGCCCGTCTTGACGGCCAGCGTCGTGTCGCCGGTAGTGCTGGTAACGTCAACCGCATAGCTCACAGCGGCCGAGCGAGTGAACGTCGAAAGGTGGGTATTTTCGGCCCAATTGAACCCACCGGCCACGCCCATCACGCCGTCCGTGTATTGGTTGGCAATGGCGGTTGATTGCTGAAACAAGCCTTTCAGCTCCGACACCATGTCAACGTTGTCTTGCGTGTTGATGCGAAGCTGCCACTGCTTGCTTTGCGGCGCGAGGTTATCAAGCAGGATTTTGCGCGCCTGCAGTACATTCTTGAACGTTTGCGCGCCGGTCACCACGCTTTGGTTGTAGACATCCTTAAACATCGCCAACGCGCGGCTTTCGATGTTCGCGGCGATCACCGCACAGGCGGGCTCAATGTAGCGCGCGGCGAAGTCGTCAATTTTCAGCGTCAGCGATGTGGTGTCAAACGAGATATCCACACCGGACACATTGCTGACGGTCAGCGATGTGTTTGTCTCGATGGTGGCTTGTGGTGCCAGCGTCATTGTCTGCCGCACGACATAGCGGTTAGGCAAACGGATGCGCAGGGTATCGCCGATTTTCGCGCCGGTCTGCGCGAAACTGTTGTCATATTCCTTGTTGATCGACCTAGTGTTCGCTTTGGGGCGCTACACCCAAAACCGCCCTTGCGGGCTGCTGCATGTCACCATGCAGAGCAGATCATATCATCACCCGTGGCCGCTTCTTCGACCATGGGGCGCTGCGCTTCGGGTCGCTTGACCCTACTCCCTCGCGGGATGATCGTTGCACCTTCCCTTGATGGGGACAAACTCCGTAGTTGTTCCGCTTACCCCAATTGCAATTCATGCAGAGAACCTGAAACCCGGCGGGAAATCCGTTTCGCGCCAACCAACGATGCATTTGCTCGCCAGTATGTAGCTGGAATTCCCGCTTGTGCGCCGCACCATCGTTATTCATGTGATCGATGGTGAGGAAGGCTGGTTCAACCTCTCCGCAACACGCGCAAACATAGCCACCGTATGCCTTGTAAACGTCATCCCGGACTTTGTATCTCCGCGCGGTGTTCCCGGAGTTGATCCCGGCCCGCCATGTCGCCTCTTCATCTGGCGTCATAGCGGCGATCCGTTTGGCCCGTCTGCCATTCTGGCGCGTGTTTACCTTAGTCCGAAACTCCGCGAGAGCGCGCGGGGGAAGGCTTGCTACCTTCGCCCGATACGCGTCTCCCGCTTCAATACGGCGGCACTCATTGCAACTGTAGTCAACGGCCCTACGGGGAAAGTCGGCTGGCGTCTTGGTTTCGCCGCACTTTCGGCACGTAGGATCAGCTAGGAGTTTGGCCCACCTTCGGGCTTGGCTCAGGATTATCTTGACCATTATCATATAATAACATCATTCTGATGTCATTTCAAGCCAAGACTTCCCCTGAATTCACAGCGTTCTTCGATGCCGGTTGCCCGGCAAAGCGGCTACGTGTTAACCGACGAAATTCAGCTTTTGATGGAGGATCGCCAGCGCACGGGCCGTGATCATGTCGATGGTGAGGAGAGTGTTGCTTGCGTTCGTTGCCATTGCAACGATTCCTTTCGTGACAGAGTGCATGGATGGCCCGTCACGCGGTTGCGTTATTCGGGCGGATTTCCTCTGTCGCGATGGGGGGCGAGTAGCGCGGCGATCAGCGGCCGGCACGGG